GCAGTAAGCACAGGTTGGAAAGCAATAGATCAAAAACTATACGGTGGCTTGAACAGAGGCGAAATCACAATATTCGCAGGAGGCTCAGGTGCAGGTAAGAGTTTATTCTTACAGAATTTTGCAGTAAACTGGGCATTAGCAGGACTAAATGTTGCGTATGTTAGTTTAGAACTTAGTGAACAACTTATTAGTATGCGTCTTGATGCTATGGTAAGTGGTTACAGCACAAAAGAAGTTATGCGTAATATGGATGATGTAGACTTAAAAGTTCGTATGAAAGCCAAAGGTGCTGGTAGATTAAGAGTAAAACAAATGCCAAATGGTGTTAATGCAAATGATTTGAGAGTATTTTTACGTGAATATGAGATACAAAGCGGAGAAAAAGTAGATTGCTTACTTGTTGACTACTTAGATTTGATGATGCCGATAAGTGCAAAAGTCAGTGGCAGTGATTTGTTTATCAAAGACAAATATGTGTCAGAAGAATTGCGTAATTTGGCAACTGAGAGAGACATTTTGCTTGTAACTGCATCGCAGTTGAATAGGGGAGCAGTAGAAGAAATAGAATTTGACCACCATCATATTGCAGGTGGTATATCTAAGATACAAACAGCAGATAATGTTGTAGGTATATTCACAAGTAATGCTATGAGAGAACGTGGTAGATATCAAATACAGTTTATGAAAACACGTTCTAGTAGTGGTGTTGGCAGTAAAGTAGACTTAAAGTTTGATCCAGACACATTAAGAATAGAAGATTTAGAAGAAGGCGACGATGATGCAATGACAGTTGCCGCAGGTAGTCTTGTAGATCAGTTAAAAAGAGGCAATAGTATCAAAGCAGACGAGGACGAGGCTAAAGGAACTATAGACCAAGCATTGAACATGCATGAGTTCTTAAAGAAGAACGACTTCTAATGATAAATAGTAGTAAAGCATAATACCGCTGGAGAGATTGTGGCTAAACATAGAAGTATATTAGAAGAATTAAATAAGATATCAGTAGATAAAAGCAAAGATTACGTTGTTGAAAATCGTGCTGAGCATGTTATAGCCAGTGCAATTAACTTGCTGGAGCAAATTGACAGAAATTACACTCCAGAAGAAGCAAAAAATTTAACTAATAGACTTGTAAATAGTATAAAGCACCGAGACCCTTCAAAATTTTCTAGAGGTATTAAAAAAATTATCAAAGAAAATATGAAGGAGCAATCGGGTGAAGATTAATCAACTCATATTTGAATCAAAAGCAAAGGGTGGCTTGCCTGTAGAGGTAGATAAAATTACTCCTGACAACCTTGGTCAGAGAGCAGGCCAAAGACCACAATACAAATATTATTTCTACAAAAATAATAAAGCAGTTCCAATAAACAATCAACACGGATTTTACAAACTTAATAGGGCAGATAGGCAAAAACTTCTCATAATGGACCCTAAATCAAAAAATGAGCCGTATCCAAAAACTCTATATACAACTGTTTTAAATATAAACGGAAAAAATGCAAATGATGGAACTGCTGTTTTTGACCTAGAATCATTTGGTTGGAAAATTAAAGACAGTATTAATAAAAATGATATGGGTAAACCTGTAACAGGATTAGCCGCTGAAGAATTATGGAAACAGATCAATCCAAGATTAGATAATACTGGAACAGATGCAAAATTTTCCAAGAAACAAGCAAAGATGTTTGGCAAGGATGGAAAAATTGCACAATTTATGCAAGGTAAAACAGGCAAATATGGTAGAGCAACTAGATCAGATCCTAAAGCAAGTAGTTTTGAAAAACTTTTTGTTTCTGGTGGCTTAATGGCTATGGACAAAATGGGTTTATTTGGAAATCCAGATGCAACACAAGAAATACAACTTGACGGTAACACAAAAGCAGATATAGATGAGATTGTAAAAATTGGACAAGGTCAAGTATTGTATCAACTATTAAGTGATTTGCAAAAAGTTTTTGATAAAACTGAAAAAACATTTAAAAGTTCTCCAGAATATCAAGCAAGAGATAAACTAGCAAATCAAGATCCAAGTTTTCAACCTGAGTCTATACAATTAAAAGAAGAACCTTTAGGCGGAGAAGAACAAGATCAACTTTTACATGTTGCAAAAGAGTTAGCATATAACGATGGTTCAGAATTTGAAAGATACAGAGATGAATATATCAAAAGGGCAAACGATCTCAAAACAAATGATACTGAAAAGTTTAATACTATCTTAGCAAAACCACCTTCCATGCCAGGAGAAGAACCTGAATACGGTGATGACGGATATGATAATCCAAATGATCCTAAAAAATCTCAAGCATATAAAGATGCAATGGCACAAGGAACTGAAGAGATTGCACAGATTTTTGGTGACATAGACACTTATATTAAAAATGCAAAAGTAAAAGTGCCTCAACCAGATCTATTAAAGAATGTTGTAAAGAAAATTTTAGGTGACGGGCAATTATTTCCTGCATTTAAATACCTAGCAGGAGAATATCAAAAGTTTAATCAAGCAGGTGTTGCCGCTTCAAAACTGACCAAAAAAGATTATGAAGCATGGATCAAAGAAATGGAGACATTAAAAATAAATGATCCAGAGGCATGGCAAAAAGAATTAGATCGTATTTGGGGTTCAGATATTCAAACCTATGCACGACAAACTGGTAATTCTTCTAGGCCAACATATCCACCTTTTACTAAATGGAAGGCTGATAAAAGAAAAGATGCTCCGATGCCTAGAGATGCGGCAAACAAGTTTTATAATCCAGATCAAGATGAGAAAAGAGTAGGAGATAAAAGATTAGCACTTAGGCCTATTTTAGACAAATACCACAAAGATAAAAAAAGTGTAAATCCAACAGAATTAAACAAACTTAAGGCTGGTTATCCAGAAGGCCCACCTTTAAGTCCAGAAGAACAAAAAATTAAACTTACATTAGATACCGATTACAACAAAGCATATAAAATTGCACAGAAAGAAGATCCTACTATACCTTTCCCAGCAAGAGAAAAATGGGCGGCAATGAAAGGCTATTCCTTGATATATAGAGATTGGGCAGGTAAAATTAGAAAAGGATCAATAATGCCATTGTCAGGAACAGCACATAAGTTCGTAGACCTACAAACAGGTAATCCAATTAAAATACCATACGGTCAGAATCCTATTTTAGATGCTTCAGGATTAATAGACTTATCTAAACCCCAAAATTTAAATAGGTATAGATCATATTTAAAACCAGGAGCAGTTGTTTTTCATAT